GGAAAACATCTCGGCGATGATCTCGCCCATGATGCGGATGGTCGACATCAGCCACTCGTTGATGATGCCGCGCCGATCATCCAGGCGCATCGAGGCGAACTGCCCCTTGATGCGTTGCGCCGTCGCCGTCTCGTCGCGGTCGCCCTGGCCGCGCACGATGTCGGACATCCCAGTGACTTCGTAGAGATCGGCTTTGACCTTGTCGCGGGCCTCGTACAGCGCGATCAGCGCGCCGCCTATCTCCTTCAGCGGAACTAGCGAGATCGCGCCTGCAATGCCGCCCTTCTCCGCAAACATGGCCCACTGGTCGACCGGGATAAGGCGGTTGTCCTCGCCGGACTGTAGCAGCCGCGCCAGTTCCTTGATCGAGGCGTCATAGACGCCCGCCACCTTCATTGCCGTGGTAAGTGCTGCAATGCGGTTGGTGAGGTCGTCGAGTTCCTGCGCCTGATCCTGGTACTGGACATAGTCCGGCACCGGCACCACGGTCTCATTGGTCTGGGTCGCGAAGGCAGGCTTGGCCGGCGGCCAGAACTCTTCGAGGTCGAGGACCGGCTTGGTTTCCTTGCGCAACAGGATATCAGGGGTGCCGGGCGCAATGTCGTAGACGGTCTGGTCCGATTTGTTCCAGAACTGCCAGACTTCGGCTTTCCGGAAATACCCCTCGGTGGCGTCGTCCCGCTTGTCTGTGTTGGGCGAATAGTCGAGCGAGATCAGGAGCGCCTTCTCCATGTCGCCTTTGTAGTATTCCTCGGCGATCTCGGAGGTGGTTTTCCAGCAGCGCCGGGCGATCCACGGCACCTCGCGCCAGAACCGCGCCGGACCCCACAGGAAGTCCCGCCAGAACACGTAGTCGACACAGACGCGCTCGGAGGTCACCTTCTCGTATGGCTTGCCGTCGCCTTCTTCCTGGATTTGCTCGGCGGTGCCCTCCGCGTCGTCGATCCTCGCGTTGGCTTCGGCTTCTTCGGCCGGCTCGAACTTGGGCTCATAGCGCGGCCATACCACGCCCATGCCGCACAGCAGGTGATCGACAACGCCCTGCGATGCCGATTCGAAAAAGTAGCCCTTCTCAATCTGGTTGTTGAGGCAGCGCTCCAGGATCATCGAGGCCAGCCGGCCGACCGGGTCGCGGTCGAGGAAGCGGCGCTCGGCCAGGGCCTTGGGCGGTCGCGCCAGCACCGCCGGCTTCAGCGTCTGGACATTCGACCACAGGATGTTGAGGCGGCGCTTGGTATCCTTCTCGTTGCCTCGCTGGTCGCGGTAGCGCTTGACGATCTTCTCGCAGCGATCGACCCACGCCTTATAGGTCTTTTCCTTCAGCGCGAATTCGAGTTCGCTGTTCCAGCGCTGCCAAATCTGGGCGTCGGTCTGCGCCACGGTTAGCTGCCATCACCGCGAGTGGCGATCAGCGTATTGGCGACGGTGCCGATGGTCAGGATGTGCGTGGCTCCGGGAGGGATCGTGAACACGCGCTGCGTTCCCGGCAGGACTGGCGTGCCGTTCTGCGGCGTGCCAGTCGGGATGACGACAGTGCCAGTCGAGAGGCCAAATGCCACGTAGGCGATGGCGTTGGCGGCCAGCGATGTCACCATGCATTGGTCGCCACTACCGGTCGGCAATGCCAGGGCGGCCGACGTGGCAGCGACCGTGATGAGGACTGAGTTGCTGGGCGATAGCGGTGAGGTGGCGGGCATTTCGCGTCATATCCTCCGACCTGCGGAAGATGCGGATTGCGTCTCCCAGGCATCGTTCATGGTGATGGTGTTCATGCCGGGTCCGACGCCGAGCTGGCGTGGCGGCTCGGGCTCCTCGGGAGCGACTAGACCAGCCAGCACTTGGCACCCATAGGCATAGGATTGGCCCCGATGGCTGGCCCAGTCATGCTTGGGCTCGCGCGAGAAAACCTGATCGTCCTCGTTCCACTCATACTCCCACGCCTGCAAACCATCAAGGCCGTCCTCACAACGTGTCTTGTTGAACTCGCACTGGCCGATCACGGTGCGCGCCGCGCCGACCTGATCGGAGCGCTTGGATGGCGGAATCGGACCGATGCGGCCCGGATATGCCACCAGGAACTTTTCCATCGACGTGTTCTTGGATTGGAACGTCTTGGCCTTGGCATCCGGCGGCAGCCATATCCGGCCGAGCTTGCGGTTGCCGATGCGGTCACGCAGGCGCTCTATCCAATCGTCCGCGTCGAGGCCTACACCGTGGTCGTAGTCGAAGATGGTGAAGCCGCCTATGCGCCGCTGCCAGAACCACCAGCAGGAGGTGTCGCGGAAGCCGATGTCGCTTGATATCTCGATAGGCGCTCCATAGGGATCATAATCCACACCGTCGTTGATGCGCCCCTCACGCTCGGCCATGTGTACCCATTTGGCCAGGATCGCACCCTGCCCGCTGCCGTAAGCACCATTCCAGATGTGCTCCGCGCGGTCGGGATCAATCTCGAAATCATGTTTCATCTCCTTCCTGAGCACATCCGGGAACCATCGGTTGTCGCGCCAGTTGACCGCGATGCTGATGGCCTCGGCTGGCGGGTTCTTGCGGAAAAACTTGTCGACCGCGTCGACCTTGGTGCGCGGGTTCCACGAGAACCATAGCTCGGAGCCTTCCTTGCGTAGCGTCGGCCGCAGTATCTCCAGGCTGTAGGGCGATAGTGTCTGCGCCTCCTCGACCCAGGCGATGTCATAGCCTTCCAACGACTTGATGTTGGTCGCATTGTAACTCTGCATGCCAATGAAGATGATCAGGCTGTTGGTCGATGGGCATCTGATCTCGCCCTCCAGGACCGTGAAGTAGGATTGCAGGCCGAGCTTGGCGATCTTGTCGACTAGGAGTTGGCGCACGCTATCCCGGATCGACTTCTGTATCTCGCGGATGCACACCACGCGCGTCGGCTGGTTGTAGCACAGCGCAATGACCCGCTCGGCGAAGAAGTGCGACTTGGCCCCGCCACGGCCGCCATAGAGCCCCTTGAAGCGCCGGGGCGCAAGCAGTGGCTTAAGTTTCCTCAGAACCTCGATGCTCAATTTTGGCTGGCTCGGGCTCGGGGTCGAGAGGGTCGACAATGACGAATTCAATGGCGTGCCTTATCGGCGACGCTTCGGCATCGCCCTCGTGCGTTATCCTATCACCATACTTCGATCGATTGAAACGGGCCGCCGCCCACTTGCGCGTATCGACCATCAGCCGGGAGCGGGCGATGTTGTCCTTGTCGATCGCGACATAGGGCTTGCCATTCACGTCCAGGCGCTCGACGTAATCGAGCGAGGCATCGTCCGAGATCGCGAAAGTTTCCTCGACCAGCGCATCGGCGCGGAACCTATGGGCGATGCTGTATTTCAGTGCGAATTCCGGGTTGCGATAGAGCCACTTGAACACCGCGCGCTTGGTAGGCATGCCTTCCTCGGCGCAGATCGAGGCAACGCTGCGACCGCTGGCTATCTCCTCGCAGATATGGTCAGCGATCGCGTCGGTATAGGCGACTGGGGTCTTGCTCACTTGCTGGTGCGCTTGCCCTGGTGGGTTGCCGCCGGCTTGGCCTTGCTCAGGAAAGTGCTGGACTTCGTGACCTGCGGCTGAGCCGCACGGCCCACTATGGTCTCCGGCTTGTGATGCTTGGCCTCATCGACCGGATCGTCCACCTCGACGGCATCGGGCGCGGCTGCCTTGGCTGGCTTCGGCTCGACGGGAAACGTCGTGTTGGGCGGCGTTTCGGGCTGGCGTTCTGGCTGCACATTGCTCATGTCAGGCATCTCCTGCGGTTGACGGTTTAGCACAACGCGCACCGAGCCTTCAAGGTTGCCCGTCGCCTTGAGATAGGCGTCGAGTGCCGCACGCGCATGCCGATGCCAGTTGGTGTCCAGGCCAAAGATCAGCGCCTCGTAACCGTCCATACCCTCGACGCTGCCCTTTAGCGCCACCGCCATCCATTCCACCGGGTCACTCATTCCAGGCCCGCAATCGCATTCGTCGGGCCACGCCTTGCTTGGATGGTTTTCGCAGACCAGCCTCATTTGGTGGCTCCCCTGCGGATGGCGGCGGCGATGCTCTCCGCAGCCAATACATAGCCACGCTCATCGAGCCCCCCGTCATCTTCAAACCCAACCCCGCCATCCCATCCTACCGTCCTGCTCTCGGCTATCTTAGCGCACTGCTCGCGCTCTTCCATGAGCGCAGCGGCGATGTACTGCTTGCACTCAACTGGGTTCAATCGCCAAGTCAGCCGAGCTGTCTCGCGAATATCGTCAGGCATGTCCATTCAACGTACCTCCTTCAACGGCCGGTAGCGCGTCGGACCATTGGTCGAGCTGCCGATCGCCACCACCTCGAAATAACCCTTTTCGACCAGACGCGCGATGGTGTTGCGCACCGGCCCGCGATTGAGGCCGACGTAGGTGGCCACCTTGGTGATGGACACGAGGCATGTCCCGTTTGGCGCGCGGAAGGCCATGATGGCGCGCGCGATCCGCGCCTCGCCGGGGAACAACATGC